AGCTCTGTTCAAAGAGTTGGTGGGATTATCACAACAAGAATTTTAATTGACTTAACTGGTTTGAGATCAACTGGTGGAGCTGATATTATTGGTGTAAACGGAACTGCATTGGTTTGTCACATTGGTCAAATAACTGCCGCAAGAAATGGTACAATCTTAACAGGTAGCATGGAGTGTTTTGAAGCACCAGCAGGTGGTGATCCAGACATTAACGTACACTCTGCAACAGAAGGTACTGGTGTTGAAGACGGAGCTATTGGTGATTTAACAGAAACATTGCTAGTTAACTCTGGTGACGCAACATTAGGAAGTAAAGTTTACTTTACTGCCGTTCCAGCCGCAGATCAATTCTTATACTTAACAACTGGAGCTGCAACTGATGCAGATTACACAGCAGGTAAGTTATTCATTGAATTAATGGGATATGCAGCTTAATAGGAGGTTATAATGGCAGGATCAAGATCTGACGTAAAAGCCTTTAATGTGAATCAAGGAGCCTCCGCTGCTGTGGTAGGACCTGCAAGATCTAGAATAAGACAAATAGTCGTATTTGGTAATTCTGCTGGTGCTCTTACTATAACAGACGGTAATGGTGGATCTAGCTTGATAGTGCAAAGTTTTCCAACTGGATTACATACTCTTAATATTCCAGACAATGGTATATTAGCAGAGAGTGGTGCGTATCTATCTGCGTTCACTGGCAGCGGTAACAAGTTGACTATATTCTTATCGTAATGACTAGAAAAAGAGACAAACAACCGCCTAAGACAAAAAAATATTTCCGCTCCACTAAATCTGGAGCGGGAATGACTGCAAAGGGTGTTGCTAAATATCGTAGGGATAATCCCGGTAGTAAACTAAAAACAGCTGTTACTGGTAAAGTGAAAAAAGGTAGCAAGGCTGCAAACAGACGCAAATCTTATTGTGCACGATCAGCAGGGCAAATGAAAAAGTTTCCTAAAGCTGCAAAAAATCCTAACAGTCGTTTAAGACAAGCGAGGCGTAGATGGAAGTGCTAAAAATAAAACAATTAATAAATGGTGTTTCTGTAATTCTTGTTGCGGGTTCTATTGTTTGGATAGTTACAACTCTTATTGAAGTAGATAAGAGAACAGCGTTAACAGAAATGAAAGTTTCTGAAAACCACAAAATGATAAAGCCTTTGTGGGAAAGTTTTATTAGGAGAAACACAAATGGTCATGTCGAGAAGCTCGATGAGCAAACAGATTTCAAAGTCCGTTTCAAGTGGAAATAGAAAAAGAAAAAAGAGAAAAAGAAAAACAAAAAATATTCAAAGGAAGTCCTGTTAAGTATTGTTTAAAATGTGGACGAAAAAAATGGTCTTGTAGATGTTATAGGGTCAGTGGATTTGAGGAGTTAAGAAATGCCAAAAGACGCATGTTATCACAAGGTAAAAGCAAGGTTTAAAGTTTTTCCAAGTGCTTATGCTGGAGGTGCCATTGCAAAGTGTCGCAAGGTAGGTGCGGCAAATTATGGTAATAAGACAAAGAAAAAAGACGGTGGTCTTTTAGATGCCATAAAAAATGTTAAAGATAAACAGGCTGTTATAAAAGCATCAAATGGTAAAGCATATAGAAAACGAAAAACAAACAATCCTAAAATTGCAAGAGGCTGTGGGAATGTTTTAAATGAAAGACGTAAAAAAACAAAGATTACATAATGGCTGTTAGAAAAACAAAAAAAGGATTAGCCTTAAAGAGATGGTTTAAGGAGGATTGGAAAGATGTTAAAACAGGCAAAGCTTGTGGTCGTCAAAAAGGTGAAAAGAGGGGTACGCCTTATTGCCGTCCAACTAAAAGAGTGTCTAAGAAAACTCCGAAAACTGCTTCGGAGATGACTTCTACTGAAAAACGTAGTAGAATAAGACAGAAGAATAAATTAGGTCAACCAGCAGGTGCACCTAGAAGAGTAAAGTCGTTAAGAAGAAAGAAGAAGTAAATGGCAACTTCAAACTCAAGAGATTTCGACTTAGATGTCGGTGAAATAATAGAAGAGGCTTATGAGCGTTGTGGCTTAGAGATGCGTACTGGCTATGATGCAAAAACTGCTAGACGTTCTATGAACCTTATGTTTGCTGATTGGGCAAACAGAGGACTGAACATGTGGACAGTTACACAAGACACTAAATCTATTACTTCTGGTACGGCAACTTATTCTTTCGATGCTACTCATGTCGATCTTTTGGAAGTTGTTTTAAGAAATAGCAGTGGTACTGATTTTACTTTAACTCAAATGAGTCGAAGTGAGTATCTAACTATTCCGAACAAGACGACTACTGGTCAACCAAGTCAATATTTCTTTGATAGACAAGTTACTCCTACAATAACTTTGTGGGCAACACCAAATGCTACATATACTCTTGTTTATTATTATGTAAGACGTATTCAAGATGCAGATACTTTAATCAATACAACCGATGCTCCATTTAGATTTTTACCATGTGCTGTCGCAGGTCTTGCTTATTATTTAGCAATGAAAAGAGCACCAGATAGGGTTCAATTATTAAAAGCCGTTTATGAAGAAGAGTTTCAACGAGCAGCAGCCGAGGATGCAAATAGCACTCCTTTAAAATTAACACCTAGCATGACATACTATAGTTACTAATATGGCAAGATACGCAACAGGAAAAAAATCATGGGGATATTCAGATAGATCTGGCTTTCGTTATCGTTTGAGAGAGATGAAAACAGAATGGAATGGATTGAAAGTAGGACCTGATGAGTATGAAGCTAAACATCCACAGTTACAACCTAATCATCCTGGACCAGATCCGACAGCCTTGTATCAACCACGAGTTGACGGAAGGACAGAAGTGACCGTAGAGAATCTTCTTGGTTTGAATCCGTTTACTAGTACAGCTAGTAGTGCCGTGATAACAGTGTTGGAACCATCTCATGGTAGGTCAACAAGTGATACTGTTAGATTTAGAAATGCATCTAGCTTTGATGGATTTACAAAAGCTATACTTGAAAGTGCAAGTGGCTATAGTATAACTAAGGTTGATGACGATAGATATAGTTTTTCTGCTAGTAGTGGTACGGCAACAAGTGGAGTAAAAGGTGGTGGTGGTAGAATTACTGCTGGCCCAGTTACATTGGGGACATAAATGAGTTTTACATTAGCAACATTAAAGACAGCAATACAAGATTACGCAGATAATAGTGAAACATCTTTTGTCAATAACTTACCTAATTTTATTAAAGCTTCCGAAGAAAAAATTTTTAAAAGTATTGATTTAGATATTTTTAGAAAAAATGTAACAAGTGCGTTTACATCATCTGATGCTTTTTTAACAGTACCTGCTGATTACCTAGCTTCGTTTTCTTTGCAGATAACAACGTCTGGTTCTGAAGATTTTTTACTTCAGAAGGATGTAAACTTTATAAGAGAGTATGCACCTAGTTCTTCTACAACTGGAGTTCCAAAATACTATGCACGATTTGACGAAGATAATTTTATAGTAGCACCTACTCCAAACTCTAATTATACACTACAATTAAACTATTACTTTAGACCAGCTAGTTTGACCGCAGGTGCCGACAGTGGTACAACTTGGATTAGTACAAACGCTCCGTTTGCTTTGTTATATGGTTCTTTGGTAGAGGCTTCTATCTTTATGAAGAGTGAGCCAGATACTATACAAAGCTATAATGGATTGTACGGACAGTATTTAGAGAGACTAAAAGACTTAGGTGAAGCAAGAGAAAACACAGACGGATATAGAGTTGGTCTACCATCAAGACCAAGAACTTAGGAGTAAAAAATGGCAACAGCAAATGCATCAACCAATTATCTAGAGAGAAGAATATTACATTATATATTCAAGAATAACTCTCTTAGTTTTTCATCCCCTGGAGATAGTATTTATGTAGGACTTGCAACGGCAGTAAGTGCGGCTGAAACAGGTTCTGTCACAGAGGCAAACTTTACAAACTACGCAAGGCAACAAGTAGCTGCTTCTGGTTGGACAACTATAGGAGCAGATTCAACAGATACACAAACCGCAACTAATGCAGCGAACATTGAGTTTCCAGCATCGGGTGGAACAAACAATACAATAACACATGTGTTTGTTGTAGACGCTTCAAGCAGTGGTAATATATTATTTGTAGGAGCTTTGGATGCTAGTAAGGTTATAGCTTCTGGAGATATTTTTAGAATTAATGCAGGGAATCTAACAATAGAGTTGAAGTAATGGCGTTAGTAATATCAGACAGAGTAAAGGAAACTACCACCACAACTGGCACTGGCACATATACTTTAGGTGGTGCCGTTGCAGGCTTTGAGACGTTTACTACTAATTTAAGTAATTCTGATACAACTTACTATTGTTGTACTGATGGTACAGACTTTGAAGTTGGTTTGGGTACATTTACATCTTCTGGAACTACATTAGCTAGAACGACAGTCATATCTAGTTCTAATTCAAATAACGCAGTAAGTTGGTCATCTGGCACAAGAACATTGTTCTGTACTTTACCTGCGACAAAAACAATAGTGCTAGATGCAAGTGGAAACGCATCGGTAGGTGGAACTGTTACAGCAACAGGTACATCAGTATTTACAAACTTAGATATTTCTGGTGACGTTGATATTGATGGAACACTGGAAGCAGATGCAATCACAGTTAATGGCACAGCATTAAATACTGTTATCGCAGGTGTTACAGTAACAAATGCAACCAACGCAACCAACGCAACAAACTCTTCTCATGTTTTGGTTACAGATAATGAAAGCACAAGCGAAGAAAACTTAATTACATTTGTAGAAGACGCAACATCAAGCACTGGTAATGTAGGATTGGAGATGGATTCTTATAATCCTAGTTCTGGAACTGTAACGGCTACAATATTTAAAGGCAATATTGACGCAGTGGATGGAGATTTTGACGGAACATTAGAAGCTGACGCTATTACTGTTGGTGGAACTGCTTTAGCTACAGTTATTGCAGGCACAACAGTTACTACGGCTACAAATGCAAATCATGTAAGCGTTGCAGATAATGAGAATACAAACGAAGAAAACTTAATACCTTTTATTGAAGATACTTCTGCTACTGGAAACGTAGGGTTAGAATCTGATGGTGACTTTGCATATAACCCAAGCACTGGTACAGTAACAGCTACAATCTTTAAAGGTAATATAGATGCCGTAGATGGTGACTTTGATGGTACATTAGAGGCAGATGCTATTACGTTAAATGGCACGGCAGTAACTGCTACTGCAACTTTATCCACAGGTATATCGAACACAAATGTAGCACAGTTTGGATCGGGTGTAGCAGATAATGATTTTTTAAGAGTAGACGGCACAACCATAGAAGGCAGAAGTGCTAGTGAAGTATTAAGTGATATAGGTGCAACAACAGCAGCGTTAGCAGCAGACGAGGCTACAGCTTTAGCAATAGCGTTAGGATAATAATATGGCAAATACATTTAAAGTCGTTAATTTTGCAGCCGAGCCTGCTTCAAGCGGAACTCCGTATGTAGTCTACACGGCAGCA